AAACAAGCGCGGCAAGGGTTCTATCCTTATCGTCACCGGGGCGATGCGCCGCTCTATCCGGGCGGTCGTCAGCGGCATGGCCGTGGTGTTTTCCTCCCACCTACCTTATACTGCCCTGCACAACGAGGGAGGCAATTTCACGGTCAATGTCCGCGCTCATTCCCGAACCTCCCGCAAGACCGGGGAGAGTTACACCGTGCGCGGACACTCGCGCAAGATGTCTATGCCGCAGCGTCAGTTTATCGGCGACCACCCAAAGGTGCAGGAGGCTCTCGCCGACATAGTGTATAAAAACCTCTGCGATTTCTCCCAGCAACTCGCAGATAATTTCAACCGACGATGAGATTAAGGCTTTTTGATGAAATAGAGGCGCGTCTGTCGCGTGTTCGCCTCGTGGATAATAAAGTTATATACTACCGACCCAAACGCGGCGACAACGGCAAAATGCCGGGCGTTCCGGCCATTAACCACGTCGGGCTGTGGAATGAAAACACAACCCGCCTCACGCAAATGCGACCTCTTAACCCGCCCGCCGTGTTCGTGGAGTTCTTCCCGGCCACTTGGTCGCAGCTCGGACGCAACGTGATACACGCCGATGTGACGGTGCGGCTGCATATCGTCACGGCAACACTCGCGGCCACCGACACGCCGTGGCGCGACGAGGCTCTCGCACGTTTCCGGCTGATCCGCGCCGTTAAGGCGGCTTTCGTCAGATTTTCCGGGGCGGTTGATAAGGAGGGGCGCAGTTTCTCGGCGTTCCAATATCTTGAAAACATAACCGACCACAACCACGAGCAGGTGTGCGAGGATTTGGAGGGGTGGCGAACCCATTGTATTGATGCCTCTGCAGCCGTCGACGACGGCACAGTGATGACCTCGACAAATGTCACTTTCGACAATGGCGACGTGTTCGCCGACCAGTTCGGGGAGGAACACGTCTGAACACAACAACCGCCCGCAGCGTTTTCGGCTGCGGGCGGTGTCGTTCTGTCAGTCCTCTATTCCGTCAAATAGGGAGGGTTGGTCGTCGTGCTTGCGCTCCTTGAAACCCTCTAAGCCTTGGCGCAGATAACTGAGGAATGTGTGATAACACATGGGATAAACCGGGTACACATAATGTCGCCACACCTGCTTGTAGCACTTGGCAAGGTTGCCCTCCTCATAGTGCTGCCGGGTGATGTCGCAGACATGCTGAATGCGCAAGAGTGTATTTTTGTGCGGTTTATTAGCCATGTTAAAGGATTTATCACTATCTTTGCCTCACGTTCCACGGTGCGGCTCGTTGTCAAGTGATTTATCCTTGCGGCGGGCTTCGCTGCTTTCATGGCCTCGGGTGCTTTTTGTATGGCTCGACAATCACCGTTCCGACTGTCGTTTTCTTTATCAGTCCCGAACCGCCGCATATCTCGCAGGTCTGCCGGAGGCCGTTTGCCCCGGTCACAACACCCTCGGCGTTGCAGTTCCGGCATACCTCCACGCGGCTGCGGTTAAACTCTGTGCGCTTTTCCATAATTTTACTCCTCGGTTTTCGGTTCTACATAAAAGGTCTCCGCCTCCGCGGTCGCCTCCGGGGATTTTTCTTCTTCGTTCAGCATATCCACGTCCGTGATACCAAGCGGTATGTTGCGCCACGCCCCTGTCCCTTTGTCGCGGTACTGGGCGCGGATATAACGCCGTGTGGCCGTCGGCTGGTAACTCTCGCGAATAATTTTCACGCCCTCTTTGAACTGGTCGTCGTCGCTCTCGTCGGCAAGTTTCTGCAACTGGAGCACACGGCTGGCGTTGAGATTGCCTTGCTTGTCAGTGCTCAGCAGCCGGAGCACTGTCTGCACAAGCGTTTTGGTTTTCGCGTCTGTTGCAAGGCTTTCAATGTACTTGCGCACCATTGCAATGCCGGCCGTTACCATGTCGCTCCAGCCGTCAATGGTGTTAATGCCTAATGTCAGGCGCATGGTGCTGTCTTGGTTGGTGAATGTGTGCGACCATTGGCCGTCCTCCTTGAAGCCCACGACCTCGGCTTTCATCTTGAGCACGGTGTCAAAATTGCCGAACACAGTATCTTTTACCGTCTTAATCTGTTCGCTCAGGCTGCGAAGTTCGGGCAGTGCTGTTTCCAGCTCCTGATCTACTAACTGCGCGTAGGTCTCGCGCTGTTGCTTGCGGCGTTCTGCCGCGGCCTTTTTGGCCTGCTCTGCCTTGAACGCTTCCCACTGTTGGCGCTCTTCGGCGGTCATTGTTACTTGCTCACTCATTTTTTAACGCTGTTTAATCGGTGATTGAATCGGGGTTAATTGCTGTTTGATTGCTTGACGGGGAATACGTCGAGAATCGGAGTCTCGGCAACCGCGACTATCTCGTAGTCGGCGAGCATACTGATTTCGGATTGGAATCCGGCGATTGCCTCGCGTATTTCCTCGGCCTTTATCAGAAAGTCGCTCATGTGGCGTTTCTCGCAACCGCTCTTTTCGTCCGAGGTGTTGAATGCGGCGCGGATCTTCCACCATTTGCCGTCCTCGTCGTAGTCCATACCGAACACCTCGGCGATTTTCGCTTTCTTCACTGCCGCCACCGAGAACTCGCCGCTGATGTAGGGTTTCATTTCCTCGGTAATCCTTGCCTCGGCCTCGGTGAACGAGAGCGCGTCCACAAGGTAAGGCTCGGTTACTTTCTTCTGTCTGCCGCGCTCGTCGATTTTGTCGTAGCGCAGCCGGGTTTCAATCCATTGTGCCATTGTCGTTATTTTTAGAGGTTGATGTTTCTTTGAGTTTTTCCACAAGTGCGGCGGCATAGAGCACTGCTGTGGCGGCAGCATCCTCCGGGGAAAGACTTACATGCTTCACAATCTCCGGATTAGCGACAAATGCCAGCACTATAGCTTTGGCGATTTCATACCGCCGCTCCTCCCAATCCGGCTCGCGTTGGTCTTTCATCTTGCGGTTCATCGCGACTATCGCGTTCATTGCCTGATTTTCAAGTACCGTTAATGACTTAATCATATTGTATCTTCTTTTATTTTGGTTAGTAATTCTTTGGGTAACTCAGGCAACGGTGCCCAGTGGGTCACGTCGCCGTCGCAGTAGTCGTATGTGTCGGTGCTGAACACATTTTTTCGCGGTGGCTCGCCGTCCTCGTAGTCGAGGCTCTTGCAGAATGTCGCCACCGCGAAACATTCGTTGAATGTGACGTGCGCCTCGCCAAGGTCGTCACCGCAGAGTGCCACAACTACCTGCCCATTCTCGGGCAAACGGTCTTCGACTCTGTTCCACCGGGCGTTTATGCCTTTGTTCAGTGTCTCCTCTATCGCCGAGGCGACTCCTTTCAGCAGTGCCTCGGTCTCGGGGTCGGCGGCGCGTCTGCGTCGGGTCTTTTTCTTTTTCTCGCTCATTCTTCCTCTATGTTAAAGTCGGGTTGATATTCTATTATGTTGGCCTCGTCCTCCGCCCACATTGCCAGGGTACGCAGAAACTCCACATATTCCTCCATGCTGAGTTCAACCGTGCGTTCCTTGATTGCTTGCTTGATGTCTGAGATTGCTGTCGCCATATTGTCAGTTCAGTATATTGCGGTCAGTTTTACCAAACCGTGCCTCATAGGCTATCGCCCCGGCCACCTCGTTGACGGCCTTTGCGTCTTTCTGCTTTTTGAGGAACATGTTGTAAATGGTCGTCAGTCGTTCAAGGCTGATTTGGTTGAAATTCTCCACCTGCGCCGCCCGGCAAGCAACGCTCTTGATATAGCCGATTCCCTCGTTTTCCTTGCCGATGAGTTTCAGCCACCCGCCGATTGAGGCGATGACGCGCTTGCGCATACGGTCGCGCTTGCCGTCCTCGGGGTTCACCATTTCGTTGAGGCGGTCGCAGAGCTGCGTCAGTTCCTCGTTGGTGAGGTCGACGCTGCTTTCAACGCCGTAGGCCGAAAGGAGCGCGAGTTTGTCATCTGCCGTCATTTTCAGACGGTAGCAGAGGGAGTGAAATTTTCTGAGCAGCCATTTCTGATTCTGCTGAGTGATTGTTGCCATAATATCTCGTGTTTGGTGTTTATTGTTCTTTTTCTATGATGTCGGCGTAATACCGTGCCGCGCCCTCCTGCCATATCACGAAAGGCTCACCGCCTCCCTCGGAGGTTGCAAAGCGGGTCGTCGGAAATGCCTTGAACCCCTCGACCCTAAGTTTTACCTCAGATAGTTTGCGCACATGCTTGGCGACCGCCGGGTATGGTTTGCCGCCCTCCTCGTGGGCGATGAAGATGAACAGCTTGTTGGGAAACTCCGCCATTAGCGAGGCAAAGGTGGTGCGGGTGAACCCCACGAGGGCGGTTATGGAGTCTATCACCACGATCTGCGGACTCTTGCGCTTGCGCAGACGCTCCCACAGTTCGGGTATCTGCTCTTTGTCAAGGATTACCACCTTGTTACCAAGTTCTCCCATATTCGCGTCGTTCCACGAATTTTGGAAACTCAGCGAGTAACCCTGCTCTATGGTGTCGTAAGCGACTTTATCGACAAACCGGGTCAAGTAAGCGAGCAGTTGGAGGGCGAAATGGGTCTTCCCGCTGCCGCTCTCCCCGAAGATGATCCATGCGCCCCGGAGTTCCGGCTTGCCTATCGTGGCAAGCCACTCCCCGGAGAAATCGGCGACTTGGAATTTCGCGTCGCACATGTTCTTGTTGCTTAATGCCCGTGCCATTTAATCGGTGTTTAATTCTCGGTTGATTTCAGTTTGAGGGCGCAAACGAGGCGTTTAACGCGCCGCAGGTCGTTGTCTGAGTCGTCGATAATCCTTTCTACCTCCCGGCGGTCAGTCACGCCGTTGGCGGCGCACACGGCCTTTATATCACCTCGGTTCACTATCGGCATGGGTATGAACTTGCGGCCTATGCGGGAGAATATCTCTTTGTAGCCTTTGCGGTTGTTGACCACCCCGCGCTCGATCTTCTTTTTGAGGTGCTGTGTGGCGCAGAGGACAATTCCGACCATATCCTCCAGTTCGTTATATATCGTGATGAAAAAGTGCAGCACCTGGTCGGCGAGTTTGTCGGCCTCGTCAAGCACTATCAGCACACCCTCGCGCCGTTTCAACTGCCGTATCACCTCGCGCATCATTTCCGGGATTGTCATGCCGCCCGATTCCACACCGAGGCTCTGCAGCATTTCGCAGAGAAACACCTTGCGGTTCCAAAACTCGGAGCAGCTGAGGGCGATTACATTGCGGTGTTCCCTCGCGTAGACCTTTATCGCCTGGCTCTTGCCGCAACCCGCGTCACCTACAACCGCCATTACGAGCGAGTGTGTCTGCGCGTCGGTCAGCACCTGCGTCATGCGGGAGTAACCCTCGGTTTCTATCACCGTCCAACTGCGCGGGTCGTAGCCTATCTGATTGGCTACCGTGCGCCACATGTCGTCGGCTATCAGTTCCCATTTGCCGTTGAGCATTTGGCTCACGGTGGCCGCGCTCACGCCCCGCAGGGATTTGGCGGCGGCGTTTTGGCTCTCCTTGCTGTCTACATACTCGCGCAGCTTGGCGGCTATGGATTGTTTTTCTGTCTGTTTCATTTCGATATTATTTTTAGTATAAGTCTCTTGTTGATGCCGTACCCGCACCCGCGCTTTCCTCAAACTGAGCCTCGTCGGTCACGTCGGTGTATTCAAGGCGGTATTGGCTCTTGCGGTCTTTGTTCTGACCTCTGCTGTCGGTGAGTACGCCCGTAATGTAGGGGTTGTTAACGTCCGGATGTTGCAAAAGACTCTCTCGCACAATTTCTGTAGCAATTCGGTCATGCTCAATCACTGCGTGTTTGAGTTCATTATTGAAATCGCGGACTCTTTGCAATTCCTCTGCGTCTCCGGGTCGGCGGTCAGCCAGTGCCATTGGCTGCACATATTTCTCCTCCAGCATAAAGCGGATGTCGCCCTCGTCGCTCACGGCCAAAACCTCCTGAAGGTTGTCGGGATCATACTTGACATTCCAACGCAGGTGCGCGTATTTCCTGAATTCGAGGTCGAATGAATCGTATGTCCTGCGCTCGCCCAGGAGGCGTATGTTTAGGCCGCTCCCCTCCAAAGTGTTTTTATATCCTGTCTCATGGCCGAAATTAAGCAGATAACTCTCGGTCGTCATTGGCAGGAGGCAGTCAGCTGGTATCTTGGAAAATCCGGCGACATATTCATCTCGTTTGAGGGCACGTTCCGACTCGATAATCCACCGTATTTGCGCCCGAACCTCCGCCTCCTCTGGAATTTGACTCTTATGCGCATTGAGCCACTCGCGGTTTGGCTGACATTCCTTGCGGGCGGTGATACCGTAGCCGCTCCAGTTGCCTATACATTTCTTGGCATATTTGTGGTTTAACCGCTTGAAATACGGCTCAATTACCTTGGCTTTGGCGTTTCCTACCTGCGCAGGAGTAACATATTCAGCTATCCCGTAAGTTGGGAGCATAACCTTGATTTGATAATTGTCGCTCTGTATCTGAATCGGCCGCAGTCGCTGTCCGAATAGTTCCGCTGTATGATTGACAGCGTTGCGCAAGGCGGCTTTTATCAGATCGGGGCTTTCTTGATACCCAACCGCATATCCAATCGGGTACTTATTTGTGGGATCAAGCACAACAACAACCGTGAGGCGGTTGTAATACTCCGTTCGCCCGCCTCGCTTACCCTCTTTCCGCTTTTTATAGAAAAGTTCAACCGTCCAACCATCGAGAGTCCAATACAGCATGGGCGAAGTAGGTGCGAAACGCTTAACCTGCATCGCATATCGGTTAAGGAACTCTTTTGCCCCATGTTTCCCGGCATTGATTGCCCAGCCTAATTTCTGTGCCCATACCCACACGGTTTGTCTGCTTATTGGCTTCCATTCCATCTTGGCGGCTACCATATTGTAGTATTCGGCTACCTCCACGCAGTCCGCATTGACATGGCTGCTGAGGAATTTGGTTATTACAGCTATCTGTTCAGGGGTAGCCATTCTCGCTGCATTCTTGTTGCGGAACTTACCCGAAATCAAAACGTCATAGTTGGGGTATCCCCCCTTGACATAGTTTTGGTATTTACGTTGCAGTACTCGAGGGCTACTCGGCAAATCATGTGGATAAACTTCTGCCACCCTTGGAAGAAATTCAGACATCCGCATCCAATAATCGCTCATTTTTACTCGTCTGCTCTTACCTACTTTCTTTTGTTCAGCGGCTGCCTCGCTGAGATGTTTTTGGATTGCGTTCAGTATCGACGCGCCGTTGGTGTAGAGCATTCGTTTCTCGTCGCTCAATCCCCGCGCTCCTTCGATACTCACTCCCTCGTAGTAGGCGGCTGCGGCATTGTCTATCACGATTGTGTCGATAAATGCCCGCGCCTTGGCTTGCGCCTCCGGGTCGGTGTATCGTTTCTTTATCTCCGCTTTATGCTTGGCCGGAAAAGTGCTTACGTCGAAAAGAGCGGGTTTGCCATAACAAGCACGTTGAACCTGCGTTACAATACCGCGTTCCACCATCTTGCGGAGATAAGACGGAGTAACAATGCCGTCTGTAACCTCGGCGTGTGTTATGCAAAGTATGCCGTCGCAAAGTTCCATTGTTCTTAGTTTTTAGAGGCTCATTGCCCGTTCTTGAATCTTTTTCATCTCAGAAAGAAGCGGATTATCGTAGATGCGAACCACTTCTCCGTGTTTGTTGCGGAGCGTAACTTGTCCTGTTCTAAGACTCCCCTCTATGAGCGCACCGTTCCTAAAGGGTTGTATCAAGTAACGCGACATTGTTCCGTCAGCGTCCTCGCGGTTGGTGATATAGATTGTGTCGAACTCGTGAGTCAGAACCATTTGCTGACCACCGCGCTCGATTGCTGCCGTTCTGATCTTCTTGTGGATTTCGTTGTTGCGGTGGTATTTAATAGCGTGCCATACCGTTACGGCAGATACCCCAAAGAGGCGTTGGAGATACTTATTCTCCTCGGGGGTGATTACAATCATTTTTTTACGTTCCATTGTGTATAACTTGTGAATTTTGTTAATTTTGAGTCTTATAATGCCACCACCATTGACTCAGTCAGTTTATGGCATCCAAGTATCATATTAAATAGATTACATAACCATGAGCCTTGAAAATTATCTTGTAAGATCGAATGCAGCCGAGATAGAGATACGCAGCACTTTCCGTCCGGAAGAGCCTGGACAACTCTATAATATCCTAAAAGAGAAAGGATATCGGTGGTATCTTGAGTTTCTGGCAGCAAACCTGCAAGACATTCTGAAATACATCTCTCTGCCTCGGTCACGACGGCTTGCGAAAAAATGGACGAATCGTCCCGATGAACTCGTTTTTCGCTTTGCCGCATTGCAAATATCTTGGATAACACTGAGATTTCAGTTAGATATTCTTGACATAGACATGATTCTTGACCACGGATCCTACCGAGACTTTCACTCAGTGATTGCAGGTGCTCTCGCACCGTTGATTCTATTTCGGCCATTGAAAACGTTCCCGTTTGATGGCTATGATTCTCCTTTTTCATAACTATTGTAGTTGATTTATTTGGTTTCCGATACTTGCTATCTGTTCCTCCAAGATGCCGAGGGTTCGGCAGACCGTTCCATACTCGCGGCATGTTGCCCGGTCGTATTCGGTCGGCAGTTGCGATTCAAAAAAAGTCTGCCGTTCCCTCTATCTCGTCGTGAGCCTTGATTAAACAGCGTTTAACCGTCTGCAAGGCCTTTCGCTTTTCTTCCTTGGCTATCATTCGGCGTGAGCTGCTAAGTGTGCCAAACCCTCGATTTCCTCTATCAGAGTCTGCTCAGCCTGGAGCTGGAGCAGGTGAGCGAGGTTTGCCATTTGATTTGTGCTGTTGCGGGTCAGACCGCCTCGGGCAATCTGATTCACCTTGCGCTGCGCCATGTCGAGGAAGAACTTGCTGAGGTCTTCGCCCTCCCATTCTTCCATTTCCTCGGCGAGGCGAGCGTAGAACTTGCGGCGGGTCTGCTCCACAAACATATCCTCGGCGTTCCATTCAAAGAAACTGCGGTAATTGGAGGTCATGCGCTCCGAGTAGGTCGCAATGTGCTTGTCTATCATGCGGAGGGTGCGGGCGATTGTGTCCTTTACGGCCTCTATTGCTGTTTTGGTGGATGTTTTAGTAGTCATATTTTCTGTAATTAGCTTTATTATCTCGCCAATTTTTAGTAATTTTGGCGGCGTTAAATTCTTAACACGGTGCAAAGTTACAGAAATTCTGTAACAAACCAAAAATAATTTCAGAAAAAATGAACTCAGCAGAGCCAAATTTAG